GTATTGTTTCAGTATGTAGAGAAACATGGGCGAGGCTTATATAAAATATTATCAGAGGTAATAGCTAACGATACATCAAAAAGAAAAAGCTTTTTTGTCTTTGGTGGAACCGATGCCCTAGATAGAGAAAAAGTTAGAGAGATTGTAGAAACAGAACAAAACGCTGTGATAGTAGCAAGCTTCGGAACTTTTTCTACGGGAATTAACATTAAAAGATTACATAACATTGTATTTGCATCTCCTAGTAAAAGTAGAATTCGTAACTTACAATCAATAGGTAGAGGTTTAAGAATAGGAGAAGGTAAAGAAAGTGTTGTGTTATATGATATAGCTGATGATCTCTCATGGAAAAAAAATACAAATTATACCCTTAACCACTTTTCAGAAAGAATAAATACATATAGTAAAGAGAATTTTAATTACGAAATTCATTCAGTAAGGATACCCAAATGCCATACATAGACGAACAGACAAAATATCAATTTGTAAAATTCAAAGATGGAAAAGAAATATTTGCTATGGTAAGAGACGCAGAAGGTAAACTAGAACTTCACTTTCCTATGAATATTCAACTACAACCAGCAATAACTGGTGGTGTATTATTACATTTGGGGCCTTATATTCCTTTTACTAAAGAAGACAGTATTACAGTAGATACGAATGCAGTACTTTTTAGAACTAGTATCAGTAAAAAATTCATTAGTTTTTATGATGAAGCTTGTAGTGCTTGGCTAAATATTAGAGAAGACGAAAGTAAATTTGATATTAAATCAGGTAGACAAGCTATGAAAGAACAACAAGAATTTATGGAAGGAATGATTAAAAGAAGATTCGAAGAAGGTGATATAGATTTTCGAGATGAAATAGATGATATGTTAGATAATATTGAAGAAGAACAAAAACTATTGGCCAATGAATCTGGTCCTGGAAAAGATGACACCATTCATTAATATATGTATTCTTTCTTTTCCGACATCACAATTTATTATAACATCAGAACGCTAATCGGTCAAGTAAAAAGATGATATTAATGAAACCTTGACAATACAGCGAATGCAAGTATAATATAAGTATGGCTAGACAAAAAAGACAAACTAAAGCATCTGTTCATTATGTGAACAATAAAGAATTTACCGCGGCGATTACTGCTCATAATATAGCATGTAAAGAAGCTCTCGCCAAAGATGAAGATAAACCAAGAGTTTCAGAATACATTGGTGAGTGTATCTATAAGATAGCCACAAGATTATCTACAAAACCAAATTTTATAAATTATTCTTATAGAGATGAAATGATTTGCGATGGGATTGAGAACACTTTACAGTATATCAATAATTTTAATCCAGAGAAATCTCAAAATGCATTTGCATATGTAACTCAGATTATATACTTTGCGTTTTTAAGAAGAATACACAAAGAAAAGAAACAAGCTGCGATTAAACAACGAAGTATAGAACAAGCTGGTTATCTATTTGAAACATTTTCTACAATAGATGGTGAAGTTGAACCTGGTATGACTAATCAGTATATTGATTTTTTACAAGAAAATATGAACCCAATCAATTATAAGCCCCGCGGCTCTAAAAAGAAAAAATAATGAAAATAGCTTTGCTGAATGACACGCATTGTGGTGTCAGGAACAATCATCAAATGTTTGCAGAGTATCAGGGAAGATTTTATTCACAAATCTTTTTTCCTTACTTAGATAAACACGACATTAAGACAATAATCCATTTAGGTGATTATTTTGATCGGCGTCGTGATGTCAATTTTTATTCTTTACATAAGAATTATGAACATTTTGTCAAGCCTATGCTTGACAGAGATATGACTATGGACTTGATTGTGGGAAACCATGACATTTATTTTAAGAATACTAATGAATTAAACAGTCCAGATTATCTCTTAGATTTTGAAAACATTAATGTTTTCAAAGATCCAATTGTTAAGGATTATGATGGATTAAGTATTTGTTTAGTCCCATGGATTAATTCAGAAAATTATGATGATGTTGAAGAATTTTTAGGGATATGTAAGGCTGATATAGCCATGATTCATGGAGAAATTACAGGAGCTATGGTAACTCCTGGTCATTATCAGGGTGGAGGCTTATCTCCTAAGTTTTTCAAAAGGTTTGAACAAGTTTATTCAGGACATTTTCATATTAAATCAGAATTGGCTAATATACAATTTTTGGGTTCACAAATGGAATTCACATGGAACGATTTTGACAACGCAAAATATTTTCATATATTAGATACGGAAACGCGAGAAGTAGAAGCTGTTTATAATCCATTAAAGATGTTTCATAAAGTATTTTATGATGATACAAATGAAACTCTTATGACAATCAAAAAGAAAGAGTTCGATCATTTAAAAAACACTTTTGTTAAGGTAATTGTTACAAATAAAAATGAGCCATATTGGTTTGATGTTTTTGTTGACCAGATTATTCAATCTAGTCCGGCTGATTTGAAAGTTGTAGAAGATCATAGCAATTTAGACATTTTAGATGCAGATGATTTCGCGACAGAAGCAGAAGATACTTTAACAATTTTAACAAAACATATTGACAGTTTAAATATAGAAGGAGATAAGAAAAAACTTGATGCATTAATGAGATCATTATACACAGAGAGTTTAGATATTTTAGTATGATAAAAATAATACAATTAGCAACAGCTGAGCAAATAATGGCAGAAGTAGATGAAGTGAGTTATGAATTAAAAAACCCTTTGTTCATTAATATTCAACAAACAGAGAAGGGTCCTAATATTCAACTTTTTCCGTATGATTTAATTGCTGCAGGAAACATAACACTTAATCCAGATCAAATAATTTGGATGGCTGATCCAGAACAAAAATTACTTAATCAGTATCAAGAAATATTCAGTAAAATAATAACACCACCAAAAGGATCTGTAACTCCAATAAAATGAGTAACATAATATATAATGGTCAATACGAATGTGAAGGACATACTGTTACATTTTTAGTAACTCCTGATGATACATGCACTATTAAAGAAATGTTTATTAGTGGTAGAAGTGTTTCTAATACTGAAAGAACAGAAAGATTAGAAATCGCAATAGAGTTTCAAACAAAGCTTAGAAAACTTGGGTATGATAAAGTTTCATAAAGTAAGATATCGGAATTTTCTATCAACAGGCGACACTTTCACAGAAATAGACCTTAATAGAAAACCCACAACACTTATAATAGGAGCTAACGGCTCTGGTAAGTCAACAGTGCTTGATGCCTTGACGTTTGGTTTGTTTGGAAAAGCATTCAGGAAAGTCAATAAGATGGCTTTAATCAATTCAATCAATAAGAAACATACAGTAGTTGAAGTAGAATTTTCTATTGGAAGAAAACAATATAGAGTTATGCGTGCTATTAAACCGAATAAGTTTGAAATATATCTTAATGGTAGTTTGATCCATCAAGATGCTAATGTAAGAGATTATCAAGCTATACTAGAACAACAGATACTTAAACTTACTTATAAGTCATTTACTCAAGTAGTTGTGTTAGGTAGTTCTTCATTTACACCATTTATGCAATTGGTTACTATTGATAGAAGAAGAATTATTGAAGATATACTTGATATACAAATCTTTTCAGTAATGAACGAGATACTTAAACAGAGATATGCAACATTACGACATGAGCTTAATGAAATAAAGACTAATATCAAAATTGGTGAGGAAAAGATTAAGAGTCAAGAAGATACCATGAAGCGATTAGAAGAAAATCGTGATGAACAGATAACAAAGTTAAAATCTAATATTGAAAAATCAGATGAACAAGAAGCAATTTATGAAGGTAGTATTGATCTTTTAACTAGAGGAGTAGAACAACAACAAAATTTCAAAGAAGATGAAGATGATGTTAGAATAAAATTACAATCTGTTTTAGTAGAAGAAAAGAAATTTGAATCAGATAGAAGAAAACTATTGAAAGAAGAAAAGTTTTATGAAACAAATGATGAATGTCCTACTTGTAAACAAGACATAGAAGAAGGACATAAATCACATATCTGCGAAGAAATTGATAAAACTGTTGAAGAACTTGATGAAAAATTGAGAGAAAGAAGCTCTTCTATTCAAGAAATCAATACAAGATTAGAAGAAATAGCTGAAATCAATAAAGAAATAACTAGAATACAAACAGATATTCAAAAAGAACAAAGTCATATTACTGCTGGTCAAAGATATAGATCACAATTAACTAAAGAATTGAATGAATTAGAAGCTGAAGAACATGCAGAAGAAGATAAAGAAAAATTAGAGAAGTATAGAAAGGCTTACAAACAATTAGAAGGCATGGAAGAAGAATTAGTAGATAAAAGGCACTATTATGATCTAGCAGAGATACTTTTGAGAGATTCTGGTATAAAAACTAAAATAATTCGTCAGTATTTGCCAATCATGAATAAATTAATTAATAAATACTTAGCGAGTATGGAGTTTTTTGTTCAGTTTGAACTTGATGAAGAATTCAACGAACAAATTAAATCTAGATATAGAGATACATTTACTTATTCATCTTTTAGCGAAGGCGAGAAAATGAGAATAGACTTAGCGCTACTCTTTACATGGAGAAGTATAGCTAAGTTAAAAAATTCTGTTAATACAAATTTATTGGTGCTTGATGAAGTGTTCGACAGTTCACTTGATGAGGGTGGAACTGATGAATTTCTAAAGATACTAAATACTCTAGGAAATGATACTAACACCTTTATTATAAGTCATAAAGGCGACAGCATGAATGAGAAGTTTAATAATGTAATTGAGTTTGAGAAGGCTCAAAATTTTTCAAGAGTGGTGTGAAAATGAGAAGTTTTAAAAATGATAGCATACTTCAAAAGAGTATGGGAGTGGTCGCGTGAGCATCCAATTGAGGCTTTAATTATGTTTTTGACGGGATACTGTATAGGATTTTATATATTATAATATTATGATAATTAAAGAAGTGAAAAAGTTACGAGAAAAAGTAACCGAAGATTGGTCATTCGAAAACCCTGAGCAAGATACTAAAGAGTTCGTAAGAGAACTTGTGGACGCTATGTGGAAAAATTCCGGTCTAGGCATATCTGCTAATCAATTAGGCTATTCATATAGGGTTTTTGCTATGAGAGGTGAAACTAAAAAAGAGAGTATTGTTTGTTTCAATCCAGAGATAAAAGATTTTTCTCCAGAAATGAATACAATGGAAGAAGGATGCCTTTCATTACCAGATGTTTTTGCAAGAGTTGTTAGACCATCTCATGTAGCGATATCATATTTAGATCAAGATGGTAAACAAGAAGGCCAACTTGCAAGTGGAATGACGGCTAGAGTATTTCAACATGAATTAGATCATTTAGACGGAATACTTTTTGTAGACAGATTAGGTGAGTTGTCTAGACAAAGAGCCTTTGAAAAGGCAAGAAAGATAAAAAAGTTTAGAGCTCGTGGAAAAGAAAAATATCAACATCAAACTAAATTTGCATTATAATGAAATTACACGACACATACCTTTCAGAAGTAATAAAAGAATACAAAGACATTGTTCCAAAAGTTCTTTGTAAAGAATTGATAGAATTTTTTGAAGAAAGTATAACCTTCAGAATAGATGATCATAGAAAACAATCCCAAGAAATGCAACTTATGGGTGATCCAAGACCACAAGCCGTGGCATACAAACAAATATTACATTATTTAATATATCCATTAGGTGAAAAGTATGAAAGAGAATTACATACTCTTTGTCATACCGATTACATGCCGGCAGATGAACCTATGACAAAAATGTTTCAGACAGGATTTCGTTCTTTACAGATACAAAAATATACATCAGAAGATAAAGGCTACCCTGCAGTTCATATAGAGTCTGGCCCAAATCTCACCCAGATATACCTTGCCGTCATAGTATTTCTGAATGATGTTGAAAAAGGAGGCCAAACAGTTTTTTCAATGGGTGGTACGGCAATACAACCTGAAACAGGCAAAGTGGCAATATGGCCACCATGTTTACCTTTTTATCATTGTGGGAGAAAATCTGAGTCAGATAAGTACATTTTAACTTCTTGGTTTGAGTTCCTTTAAAAAAATTTTGCTTGAAACCGCGGGTACTATTTTGTTATACTATATACATAATGAGGATTTGCACATAATGAGCCACTTAGGAAATACAGAGATTTTAGAGCGTCATTTTGAAGATGCGCTTGAATTGAGTCGACTCGAACTTATTGCAGAATTAAAAATGGGAATTTTCGAAGCTTCTTATTGGAGTTTTGATGATCTTGCAGATTTAGTTGCAAATAAGCGATTTGAAGAAGGACCAGACGGACCATGTTAAATTTAGAATTATCAAATAAAGACATTTTAGCCAAACTTATGGCAACTGAGAACATCACCGTTCTTCATAAAAAAGTTCCAACAGCATATTTTGATGTAAAATCAAGGACACTAGTTTGTCCAATCCTAAAAGATAATATGAGCTCAGAGCTCTATGATCTTTTTATGGGACATGAAGTTGGACATGCTAGAAATACTCCAGCTGAAGGTTGGCATGATGCAGTTTGTGAAAAAGGTAGTATGTTTAAAGGCTACTTAAATGTGATTGAAGATTGTCGTATTGAAGATAAAATCAAAACCAAATATCCAGGACTTCGCAGGTCTTTTTACAAAGGCTATGAAGAATTAGCATTTGACGATTTCTTTGGTATTAAAGGAAAGGATTTATCAAAGCTTAACTTAATTGATAAAATCAATATTCATTTTAAAATCGGATCTCAAGCACGAGTTCAATTTTCAGATGAAGAGCGTCCTTATATTGTAAGGTGTAAAAATCTCAAAACTTTTGATGAAGTCATGGAATTGGCCATAGAGCTTTTTGATCGACAAAAAGAACGAACTGATGAAGAAATGAAGTCAATGACTCAAGAACAATTAGAAGCATTGATGGAAGAATTTGAAATTGATCCTTCAGATGAAGGCGAAACTTCTGGTGAGACTATTACAATTCAAGTTGAAGGCGAAGATACAGCTGAACAGGAAGGTAAAGAAATTTATTCTGGTAAAACTGATTCTTTTGGTGGATCGGTTGATGATGAAGAACTTTTCGGAGAAGATGCTGATAAGAAAGCAGCTGAAAAAGAATCTGATGAAGAATCTAAAGAAGCTTCTGAGCCAAATCCTGGTTCAAAAGGTGGAAAATCTCCAGAAGAGCAGTTAGCAGATGAATTAAACAAATCTGAAACTGATGAATCATTCAGAAAAAACGAAGGTCGTTTATTTAAATCCGATTATTTAACCAGAGAGCCTAAGCACTACGAATTAACAAACAAAATCAAATACAGTAATTTTACAGTCAAATGGAAAGAAATTGATGAATTAATCAAT